GTCCAAATATCTGAGCGATCTCTTCGTATGAGAAGTCATTGTGCTCCATTGACCAGATCATATCAAGAATGTCGCCTTTGTTTATGGGCCATTCCTTTGCCCATCCAGTGAGGGTGTAGACGGCGTAAGTTCTCACGCCGTCTTTATTGAAGTACTCAAGAAATGGACCTACAATTGTAGGTCCATTGTTGCCAGGGATAGTTCTATAGAGGTTTCTGATAAGATCATTGGGATCTATCTTCATGAACTTAAGAGCCTCATTAGTACGCTCAAGTAACGTTTCCATCAGATTCGTCATCTCCTTCTTTTGCAAGTTTCGTATCGATAGTTTCTATACCACCGATGCTCTCTCTAAACATCTCTTCTTGCTCCTTAAACTTCTTAAGTATAGCGGCTGCTTCTTCATTAGGAAGTATGAATGACTTGAAGTCTATACTGTCAAACAAGTTATTCGTATAAGTAGAAGCAGGATTTATAAGCCTCATACGCTTATAATCATTGAACCAGCCAATCCAGTTGAAAGCATTCTTTGGATCTAAGAGTGTGTCTATTTTATGCTTCATAGCATTGTCATATCTTTTAGCAATGGAAGATGTTTCTATAACACACTCAGGAGGTCTTCTCTTCTTAGACGGTGTTGTTAACATAGGAATTGTCACAAGATCTATGAGCATAGAGTAGAAGTCGTAGAACTCTTCAGGATCAACAACAAACATATTCTTTCTATATGTCTCTATATTGATATCTACTGCTTTAAGATATTCGATTGGATCGAACTTACCGTTCATCATTTCATCAAAAGCCTTACATATCGCTATGTAGTTACACTGACGAGAGTCTACTTTTATCTTGAACTTCATCTTGGATCTGTCAGACTTATCTGTATAGGTTACTTCTCTTTCGATCTTGTCAAAGTCGAGATCGATGATAGTCTTAGAATGGTCGTCATTCCAAGTATGTGTTATCTTATACTCTGGCGACGGGTTTTCGTATAAGTAGAAGCTGGTGTAATACTCTTCTACAAAGATGTGATCACCATCATTCTCATCATAAGAATATGATCTATAGTTGAGCGTATCCTGTATGTTCTCATATACTGCATCATATGATACTCTGGGACCACCATATGGTGCAAATGGCCACATTCGACCGCCCATATCATCACTATCATAGTGGACGTGATAATAGTTCATGCCATCTATAGAGATATGTATAACAGCCAGTATGCGACCACTACCCTCTTCAAATATGTGTGATAAGATATCTGACGGGATATCGTTGATAATCTTGTTAGTAAGAGTAGCCATGTCTTTTCTTCTGAACGTGTTCATAGCAGCGCTGTTAGGCCTAAAGCCATCCGAATTGATAAACCCTATAGATCCACTAGTCAGTACAGAAGTACTCTCTGGTGTTTTTGCAGAGTCAAACTTGACAATCGTAGTTGATGTGTTATACATATATGATATTGAGTTAACAAAGATTGTGGTGTTGTTAGGTAATCTAAGAACAGACTCGTTACCATCTATATCATAGTTTATACCAACTCTCTCGCAACAGTTTTTAGTGTTGCATGATGCTGTTATAGATGAAACATTTCCGTCGTCGTTATAACACACATTCACTGTAGGAAGGTTTGAGGGGTATCCATCAAATGTGTATTTACTCTTATCAGATTGTGTCTTCGCATATGTGTAAAGGAAGTTATTAAAGACATTGATCGAAGCTATGTCAAAAGGAGACCTACATTTTTCCATCTTAAACATGTCCATTGTTAAAGGCACATTGATACTGCTGTATCTATCGGTTGAAGTATTACCTTTAACGACCGTTTTGTAATCGTGCTTCTCGATCATTGTCTTGAAACAAGCTGTTTTGATATCTTTGATGTAGAAGAACATATTGAATCTCTCTATCAAAGTAATATCAGCATCGTTATACCTCTTGATAGATGCAAGAGGATACGAAGATGAATCCGACTCAGCTATTCTGAAATGATAGCACATGAAATCTGAATCGAATTCTCGATTTCCGTCATCAGTTACATCTTTGAAATACTCGCCACATGTCATGAGTAATGTTTTTGACGTTTCACCAAATCCAGGTGCAAGCGTTATCTTCGCATCCATGGTGTTGGGAGCTCTATACTCTCCTTCTATTTCGACAGTGCTAGATTGTGTTGTATCGAATAATGTCGGTGATACAGAGTTCTTATCGTTCGTGTTCATGATTAGTCCTCCTCTTCAAGTTCGTCGCCTACACTAGCAGTCTCCAGCATGAGGCGAATGTTTGATATTCTTCTGTTGATGGGCTCTATACTGCAGCCCATCAGGTGTGCTATTGCCTTCTGCGTAAATCCATATGCATACAGAAGGAATATGATGTACTGATTATTGTTCAGTCTCATAGTCTTCTTTGACTTGGTAGACATGTTAACTACCTTGTCGTGTCTTTCACCAACGATCCACTTCTTTATGTGACCGTTGTCGCTTACGATGGCAGCATACTTCTCATCTGCTACCTGGAATACAATCATGATTCCCTTTGCTCCTTCTGAGGAGACTTCTGAAAGGTCATGTACGTGTGTAATCTGACTAGGACGGATACCCAGTCTCTTAGCTGCTTTGTTAGCCTTAGTCATTATACTCATTCTTGCTATCGTTCTTTCTCCTTTCATTAGAACGGCGTTTGGTTTAAGATCTCTCTATAGCGCCTCATGATCGCGCTATTGAGGATCATATAGTCGGAATACCTAACTCCATCGTTTGCTGAATCATAAACTTTGAAGCTAAGTCCCTTTGTGGCGAATTGCATGCATGGGTCTCCATTGTCATCGAAGTTAATATCAAACCCCTCATTCTGGACCCAATCACACACATTGGAAGCTACTCTGTCGACGATGTGATTGTACTTCGTCACAAAGATTGCTTCTTTTCTTGTGATGTCTGTCTGGTTCGCCTTCTTGTAGTAAGTCATCTGTTCTTCGATGCCGCCCTTCTTCCAGGTGTGGCCCTTCACATTGACGAACTGAAGAAAAGTAAACCATTCATCATGGTGCACTATCATACCGATGATAGCGCTTATGATTTCGCAGTTCTTTACTGGTGTGCCGCACTTAGTGAGCATGTAAGGAATTACGATTCCATTCCTCTTCTCACAAGTGTAAGTCTTATACCAACCAAAGACCCACTCTGTGAGAGTGTGAATAGCATACTCAGAGTCCGAGAAGATCAGATAGGCGTAAGTATGATCTTCAGAACTCTTGTACCTTTCGAATGCCTTCTCTATACCAAAGAGAATGGCTGATAACTCTGCGATGTTGTTCGTAGAGTTATTGTGGTATTTGGAAAAGATCTCTATCTTATCCAGATAAGGCTCGTTCTCTCCATCATTCCTGAGCAAGCCTATCACTGATGATGCAGAAGATTGACCGTCATGTATACCACCATCAGTAAAGATACACACGACATCGTGTTTGGGATGATTACTCCCTTCATCGGCATATGAAATCATGCCTTATTCCTCCTTTCATTAAGAGATGCCCCAAGGACATATCCTTGGGACTCATCTCTATAATATATAATGTCAGTCTTGTTTACCGAATGTGGCATTGAAGATATTAAGTGATGTCTCATAAGCCTTAGAAGCTTCCTCTGCATTCTTGTCAGTGATGAGGTTATGATAAGTCTCAGCAGCATCATCTGGACTAGTCAGACTGGATGTAGTAAGCATAAGCACTTCCCAGTCAGTCATTTCATTGGTCGGTTTTTCAAAGAAGCTCTTGCTCTCAAGCCATGTTTTACATAAACGTACCTGAACAGCAATGTCGTCTGGTATCTCTCCTATACCGAGCTCTGCGCAGAGTCTCTCCTTTATCACTGGAGCAAGAGGTTGTGCTATAAGGTTAAAGCTCTTTGGAGTTAGTGATTCGACTACTAACTCTCCATTCTCTCCCTTACTAGTTTTGCTCAAAGTAGCAGCCATACCAAAGGATACATCTCCTTCTTTACGTTTAGACTCATTGAGATTATGTATAGCATCTCCTATCTTATCGGCCATTTCAAGTATCTCATCATCAGACATTTTGTCGATAGTAGCTTTTCTTAGTTTCATCTGTTCATATTCACTTTCATCGGTGAAGAAGACTGTAGCGTCTATTACTCTAAGTATGAGATCCTTAGCCCACTCTACTTGTTTCTCCTTAGTTATAGTAGGAGCCTTCTCTTGTGGTATCTTATCCCTGTCTATACATTCTATCTTGTTCTTGTGTAACTCTGGGAATTTAAGAGTCTCAAAAGGGTTATTGTTCATAGTGAATCCTCCTTAACGGTAGTATCGGACCAAGGGCAACCATCCTTGGTCCCTACTATGATGTCGCTGTTAGTGTAATAATTAACCCTTCTTCATTACACGGATTCCGTGATTGAGAAGATTGCAGAGACCTGAGCAGTAACGTCTTGCTACGCCGAGTTCTCCAGTCTTAAGTGCATTATTAAGAAGGCCCTTGTTTACTTCGTCGCATTCTGCAACTACTACAAGCTGAGCCTGTTCAAGTGAGTACTCCTCACATAGTGCTGCATGAGCTTCGTGCTCTTCATCGATATTGTTAGCTTCCATGAACTTATAGAGCATGTCGTACTCTACCATGTAGCTCTCATTGCATTCGCCGCACTCTCCACACTCACCGCATTCACCACATTCGTCCTTTATGATCGGAACCTGTGATGCGGGGAAAGATATGCTTCCTACTGTAGCCAGACCAGCCAGAGTATCCTGGTAGTCATGTGCTATCTGTTCTCTTTCGATATCATCAAGAATCTTCTGATCTGCCTTAGAAGCTTCCTGAAGAATCATTGTGCTTAAGTTCATAATGTAACCTCCTTTGGGTTGTAGATTTTACTTATATGTTTAGCTCACTGAATCTAAGAGGGATTTGTCGATATCCTCTATAGAATCGATGAGTCTAGACCTGGTTTTCGATATAGTGTTCTCCACATAGTATCCACCATCGACACATTCCTTCACGACGAGATTCTTATAGTTTCTCAGTATGTGTCGACACTGTTCCATCTTGTATGGATCTACTACTGGTACAGAGAGAGTTCTGTTACCAACTAGTTCATTTACTGCAGTTTCTATGGTAACACAAAGAGATGTGAACTTCTCTCCGAGTGAAGATATAGAAACTTGTTCAAGGACTGGGGAGTAGTCGAGTTGGTCTGGCGTTAGTATGTCAGACATCTCAGATACCAACTTAGCAAAGTAGTCCATTCTTACAGTCTTTTGAGACTTATACTTTGAATAGGCTTCTCTCATGATCTGTTCTCCGTTGGCGCCCTTGTACTTGTATATAATACATTCCTTCTGAGCTAGGAGCTTCTTGGTGTTCTTCTTCTTGATCTTACCGTTATCATCCACTGTCAGACAACAATCTGAAGCTATATCGTTGCAGAGAGCATAGCCCTCATCACCACCTGCAAAGGTATGATAGTTCAACAGGTAAGGGTGTGGATTAACATCCGTAGCACCTGCAGGAGGAAGTGCTCCTCCAATCAGGCTTTCATGGATCCTGGATATAGTATGCGGATCAGGTTCCATGCTGATCTTTTTGAGCTCAGCGAATATATCGAGCAGTTGAACAAACTCGTTATTAGTAAGCCTAATATAGCTATACTCGCCTTGATCAGTAATCATCTTTTCTTTAGCAATTTGCTTAGATCGGTACTCTGGCATCTCTCTGGTGTTCTTGTTATCTCCACCATCCTTAATGTCAAAGACAAGGTTATAGGGGAGATAAAGAGCGTCAGTGATCCAGACGTGTTCTTCACCATTATGTTCATACTTTAAAGTAGGACCAGGTGTTACGAGGTCTGAGGAATCTAGACCAAGAACTCCATCGCAGAACTCAAGGAACTTCTTCTCATAGTTTCCTACGTAAGTTTTGTATGTTCCGTCTGACCATCTGTACTTACCAGAGATTGATCTATTAGCGAGCATCTTCTCTTGATGATCCATATCATTGAGAAGAGTAGGCTTGTTGTAGACTTTCATCATGTTCTTTACAGCGTTCTGTCTTGCTACAGCTTTACAGCGATCTGAACAGAAAGCATCATAGCGAACGATCTTCTCGTTCCACATAGTAGGAGCCTTACAGATTCTACAAACTCCACGAGCATCTCCTACAGGCTGTTTGTTGTTACATATATCGAACACTACATGATTAGCAGTGAATCCCTTATCAGGATTAAGCATATCAGAGTGTTCCTTCTCCATATGGGTTACAAGCTTGTCTCTATCGAGAGACTTAGAGCAGTATATACATCTATAGTGTCTACCCATCATGAGTCCTCCTTTCAGGGTTGTGTAATTATAGTGATGTTCTACGACAAAAAATAATCGGTCTGCTGGGGCTGCAGACCGATTATGTAAGGAGGCTGGGCATGCTCTAGCGCGGGAGCATACCCATTGCATTTGCGTACTGATATACACCCTGCAGCTCTGTGATTTTATTCTGCAGTTCTGCAATTCTTACCTGAACTGTAGGATCGTTTGGCGAGAGAGTACCATTGTTAATGCTTGTAGTGATGAATGTGAACTCACTCATAAGACTTTCGAGGCTGATAGGCTGACCTGTCATCTGAGCCTCTCTTGTTGGAAGTGCAGGTGCTACCTGCTGTGGATTGTAATCATTGATCATTGTGATCACTCCTTTAATATAGTTACAAGAGGTATCGAATCACTAACTCTCTTGTACACCTTTATAATATATGGTCCACCCTACGTTTGAACCTGATTCTAAAGCGTGAACCATTCTATAATCAAACTTATAAGGAGGTACTACGATGAGTTCATCAACTAATCATTTCGATATAAACATCCTTGATGTAGAACGCTTTGTTAAAGCTAATGATTGTAAAGAGATTACCAACCCTATCTTCTTTAACGGCCCAACCCCAGCACCAGATGGACTTCTGTCTAATGAAATCTTCGGAATCACTAAAGCTGAGAGAGCTGGAATCTATGCATATATAGATCTCGGCGGATGGTTCCTTAATCCTCTGGTCTATAAAACGCTCTGCACACTTGATAAGAAAGTAGAAGCTATAGTACATGGCTCAGAGAACTTCTCTATTGATGAGAAAGGACAACTTGTTAAAGACCCTAATGGTTCTACTGGTTTGAACTGGTTCAAAGCAAACTATGATAAGATAGACTGGTCTGCTAAAGAGTCTAGCTCTAAAGACAGAGCTACCAAAATCAAGTTCCTTGAAGCTGTAAAAGGACAGATGTGGGTTAAGAAGTGTCCTGTTATTCCGCCGTACTATAGAGACGTTGATACTAAGCAGGCTAGTATAGGTGTCGGAGAAATCAATAAACTCTATAGCTCTCTCATCATTGCAACAAAAGCACTCAGAGAGACAGCTGAATATGGCCTGAGTCTTACAGATGCTACTAAGGGCAGAATACAGTCTACACTGAAACAGATATATGACTGGTTCGGTGCAGGTACAGTAATCAATGGTGAAGAGACTGGCGGTAATCTTCCTGGAAAGACTGGTATCATAAAGAAGGGTGTCATGTACAAGACTGTAGACTATAGTGTACGTCTTGTCATGTCTGCTGCTAATCTGAAGGTAGAGAATATAGAAGACCTCATGGTTGACATGGACCATGCAGCATGCCCTCTTGAAGCTGCTATAGTACTTTTCCAGCCATTCATTATCTATTACTGCAGACGATTCTTCGAGAACGAATTCGGCGGTAAGACTGTGTATACAGTAACGGATAAAGAAGGTAACCAAGAATCTATTCCGATAGAAGACTATCAGATCATGTTCTCTGATACAGAGATAGTGAAACAGATAGAGCGATTCGTTCATGGATACTCTAACCGTTTCCAGCCTATACCTATTCCTATAGATAAGGCAGAGTACTCTAGACTTGTCAAGGAAAAGAAGCTCAAACCTTCCACTGACCAACCCTATATGATCTTCAAGGGAAGAAAGGTCACCTCAGAAAATGCGGCAGAGCAGAAAGACTATTCAGGCTATCCTCTTATAGAAAGGCCTATGACATGGTGTGACCTCTTCTACCTTGCAGCATGTGAGATGACAGCAGATAAGATGTGCCTGATTACTCGATTCCCTATAGACCGTTACCTTAATCAGTATCCATCCAAGATAAACATCAAGTCTACTAATGAGACTGAGCCTGTCATGATGGATGGCAAAGTCTACAAGTGGTGGCCTAAGATCAGAACTGAAGATCTCGGAAGAAACACAGCTGCTCTCTTTTCTCCAACCCTTACTATCTCTAACGGTAATATCGACGTAATGAATATGGACTTCGATGGAGATACTGCTATAGTTAAGGGTATCTATACAATTGAAGCAAATGCTGAACTGGAGAAAGCTGCAAACAGCAAGATCAACCTTATAGGAATGGATGGTATAAGTCCTCGTAATGTAACGAAGGAATGTATCATGAATCTCTATAGCCTCACTATACAGCCTGATCCATCATTCAAGCCTATTGACCCAGTGTTCTAGTTTAAATCGACGGTGGGGAAATCCCACCGTCGTTAAAGTACGCATTTATAGGCATATATTATTAAGATGTCTACAGAATTTCTGTAGACTTATATATCCCCTACCTCCTTAAAGGGAATATATAGGCAACAAGAAAGGAGGTGTGGTGTGCAATGGACGATTACGAGACTATGGGCGGATGTTGATTCCGCCCAACCAAGAAAAAATACACACTGCACAATAAATAAAGAACACTGGGATCAAACCCAGTGTTCTTTTTTGTCAAACAGATTAGTCAACGTTGAACTCGTCGTCTTCGCCGTCTTCTTTTTCCTCATCGCAGTCATCTTTTGAATCGGAATTAGTATTGCTGTAGTACTTAGCTTCAGGATCTTCCTGAGGGGACATATCGATTTCATCGTCTTCAGGTTCATCATCTTCCTCAGAAGGTGACTCCTCTTCTGCAGGATCTACAGTCTCCTCCTCTTCCTTAGGCTCTTCCTCTACTGGAGCTTCAACAGGAGCAGCTACAGGCTCTTCTGCCTTAGGAGCTTCCTCTTCGACAGTCTCTTCTTTTTTCTCCTCTACCTCTTCATCTGAAGGATAGTTCATGAGAACGTTGATCTTGTCGAAGTTGCTCTTATCAAGCTGAACCTGCTTGCCGTCTGAGCCGATCTCGAATACTCTGATACCGCTGTTCATAGCGATGAGTATTTCCTTAGTTGATATGAATTCGATACTCTTTGTGTTAGGCTTGATCTCTTTACCGCTTGATGTCTTGAATGTGACATTACAAGGTGTAATGAGCATACACTTCTTTTCTATGATATTCATGATTCATGTACCTCCTTAATCTACGCTTGGTTCGCAATACATAGACCCATCAACGTCCAGCTCAAGAACCTCAGGATCTATGTCTGAGTCAAGTAAAGCATTGATATCTGAAAGTTCTCCTTCATCATCGGAGAATGTATCAGGCTCATATAAAGTAATCTCGTCTGCTTCGGCATCATCTATAAGGTCATCGAGTGTACCGTTAAGCTCCTCTTCGCAGAGCTGACAGCCATCGATCTCTTCCTGTGAGATGAAACCATCGACGAACTTTCCCGCAACTGTATTGACTTCAATACCGAGATCTTTCTCAGCCTGAAGGTCTTCATCTACAGCTCTCTCAACAACAAGCATACGCTTACTGTCGATAACGTCTCTGATATATTCGTCCATTGTTAGTACCTCCTTAGTTATCACCGAATATGGAATCATATCCAGTATTGTAATCGCCAGAATCATTTCCGTACCATGTTTTCTCATGATCAGGATCGTCTTCATCTACCCAATCATAAAGGGTTGAAGAGAACCTTCCAGGAAGTTCACTTTCGATTGGGTCCTCTATAACTTCATCTGCTATGTAAAGTTTAGCTTCTCCAGATTCAGAATCATTCACTTCTGCTTCGAGACGATCGACAAGGTTGATGATAGTCTCATCAAGTGAAAGTCCTTCACCGCTGAAGATAGAGTTCATATTGTTGTTGATGTCTTCGTCTATGTCTCTATCAAGAGCAAACTTAAGACTCTCCGAGAAATAACCATCTTCTATCTCAGCATCTTCTCCACATGCTTCAATCAGAAGGTCATCTACTGTTAATACTTCAGCCATTATATTCCCTCCTTAGGTAGGATTTAGTTACTAAGATGTTGAACTGCTCATTAAATTACGTATCTGGGATTCGATACAGAACAGAGCCATCGGAAGACCATAAAATAAGTATGGTGTAGGCTTGTAGTCTATGTTATCGAAAATCTCAACGATTGATGAGTCAAGAGGTTTATCATGGAAGTAACGGGTAATGATATTGTTGAGTGCTTTGGGATCATCATTCTGACGTTCTATACCTTCCTTAGCATCTGATATCATCACTGGATCAAGTATAGCATAACCACCTTGGAATATAGGTTCAGCATAGTCTACCTTGAAATAC